CCGGTGGCCATTCGCCAAAGTCGATCATTGTATAGCCCAAATCCCCGTTGTGTCAGAAACAACAGTCCAATCCTCGCCTAATATTTTGGCGGTTGCCGAAACGTCTATAGATGTGCCCGTACTAGCACTTTCAAAAGCAAATATGCCGTTGGCACCGTTACTAGCATTTGTGGCGGCGGTTGCCGCTGAAGCGTCAACATTCACAACATAATTAAAGTCTGGCAAGTTTGTTTCAGCCGAAGCATATGTTGGCAAAGCGCCACTGGCGGCGGCGGATGTTATGGTGTTACCCATCCCATCGCCATGCACTGAACATGAGTATTTTGATGGCGCCGCGCCGCCCACTGAAAGAAACAACTTTACAGTTGCGCCAGACGTGCCAGCCGTTCCCGTGCGCTCAACCCCAGCCGTATAAGTCTGGCCGCTTGTCTCTTTAAATATAAGCGGGTGGCCTGAGTTACTTGCATCGCTAACATCGAAAACATAGAAAAACCCGCCATTAACTGTTAGCGCCGGGTTTGCCGCCCCATTAAGCGCAAACACATTTTGGCCGCCCGACTGCACAACCGTAACGGTATAATTTACACCATCAACAGTTTCAACTTGACGCACGCCTGTAATTGTTGCCGTTGCGCTCACGTTTGCGGTTGGCTGGCCATTAACCAAACGTATTAATATGGCGCTTGCCGAAACTGATCCCCCCGCTGAAGTGGCCGCCGAAACTACCGTCTTTATATGGCCAACGTCAGCCGTTGCGGTTGCGGTTGTTGCGGCCGTATCTGCAACGAAAGATTTAGCTTTGGTAAAGTCAGGAGAATTTACAGTTGCCGCGCAAGATACAGAGGCGGTGACTTCCTGAAACGAAAGGCTATCGGCACCATCCATTGTGGACGCAACGCTAGCAAGCCCGGCGCTATCAAGATTGCCCCATGCATCTAACTGGTCAAGAGTAACGGGCATCAAACAACCTATGCGGCGGTGATAGTTAAGTCACCTGATGCGACTTTAAGAATATCGCCAACGGCAATCGTTTTAGCTGTCGCAAAGCTTCCATGAAAAAGTTGGTTGCCAGCAGATGCCGCGTCATAAATTGCCCAATGCGAGACGCTACCCCAGCTAGAGCCGGTTGCCGCTGGAAACTCGACTGCCGCATTGCTGGAAATGCTACCGCTTGCGGCGCTAGCAAATGTAATAGCTTGGCGCGCATAGCCATTGCCCGAAAGTTCGGTGCCGCTATCATCATCGCCCATGCTACCGGTAGAAAGCCCCAAATAAATTGCACTTGGTGCGGATGTTGAGGCTGTTCCGGTGAAATGGTCTAAGAATTTCAGTTCCAAGTAATCACTCATAGCTGACATTTTACTACTAAGCTCCTGTTTTTATTAGATATTATTCTGTCTTTGATAGATAGACGTTATTTGAAGTTGACCCGTGCCATAATGGGCCCTCTGCTCATCGCGTTTTATTTCGTCTATGGCACGCGAAAATTTTTGATCGTAAACTTGAGCCCGTTGTTCATCCATCAAGTAGGTGTAAGCCTCAACCAACGCGCCAGATAAGTAAGCGTCTGGATGCCGGGTTAAAATATTGTTTGTTGTGCGCGTTGCCGACAGCTGATCGATGTCGCCAATATAAACGATTTCGCATGTGTAATTATCATCCGGCACCGGGCGCAATTTAAGCTCATCGCCAATAATGCAATAAGCTTGCGGCTTACCAGTTCCTTGTGATGAATATGTGTTATCTAAACCGGTTGGGCTTAAATATTCCAAAACCGTTAGCGGGTCGGTGTTGAGTTTTACTTCACGCACTTCACGCAATTCGGTTGGGAGCGATATATATTCGTTGTTAGGGGTCAACGCGGTTGTTGCGCGCTTTTCTTGTGAGCGCGTTTCTAACTCGCGCGACATACGCACTTCGGCCAGCCTTATAAAATCGGGAATTTGTGCCGATAAGTCTGAACGGGCCAGAAAATTTTCAACGGCCGTTTGCAGTTCTGTATATGTTGTTATAGCCATTACACGCGCCCGCCTGATGTTCTGAAATATCGGTTGTTGTAATCGTTAAGCCACTTTTTCCAATCTTTTGGATTATCGCGCGGATCACCAAATCGTTGGCGCAATTCTAAATAAATGCTTGATGGGATTTCGGCCACTTGTTGCCAATGGCGCTGAGTGTTGCCAATTAAAGAGCCGCGCTCATATTCGTTGGCTTTTGCTTTGGCAGTTTCTATAACCTGCTTCACATGTTGCTTTTGTTCAACGGTAAAACCGCCATCAATATTATCGTGCAACCATGTTTCTTTGCCGGTGCTTTTATCAAAATTTAATAATCTTTTTGCCATGCTTCACCCATAAAAAGAGGGGGCCGAAGCCCCCTCTTGTTGGTTGGTTTGGTTTATGAACCGTTAAGATCCAAAATCATTGAGTGAGCCTTAGGAGCCTTCACCTTTAGTGCCCATTCGCAAATGATTTGTGATTTTTCTGCGTCACCGGTTGGAGCAATTTCGTTTTCTGCGAAGTTGCGTCCGGTAAGTGTTGAGATTGACACAAAGTTTGGATCAAGCACAAAAACGCGGTCATTTGACAGGAAGCGCGATGGCGTAATATCCAGCGTGCCGAAGTCTGTCATGTAAACCGATACCGCACCCACAAATGATGGGGCAGTGTTTGCGGTTGTGTTGACTTGGTTTGTGACCAAGTTTGTGCCCGCTTGAGCCAAATCGCTGATGTTGGCACGGTTGGTTGCAGAGCAAACCAACATTGATGGCGCGCCGCCATCGGTCCATGCATCGGTGACGGCATCGTCAAGCAATGCAAGTGTTAAGGCCCTGTCATCGCCGCCGGTGACGGTATCGCTTCCATCTCCAGACGAAAAGGCGCCAGCAGTAGCTCCAACACTGCCGTTCGTTATCCAACATGTGAGGCTAGCAGATTTGCGGGTTGCGCCAGAGGCACGCGCCACATCTGTGTCGCCAATCATTTTTTCGATGTCTCTACGAAGCTCAAGCCCCTTCAAAACGCGCTGATATGCGACTTCTTTGGCGCGGCCCGCTTTATCGACCTGCTCCAAAGTACGACTGATGATATAGCCTTTCTGGCTGATTTGATGGTAGTTTCCAAGCCGGGTTGTGGCTGTTACGCCAGTATCCGACATATCGGCGCCTTCAGCGACAAAATTGGAAGAATTTGTTGCGGCCAATTCTTGAACTTGCCACTCAGTAAAAATACCGTTGGAAGTTTCTTTGGCTGTTGATGAAAAGATCGGCGTTTCGTCACTGTCGATCTTATAGATGATGTCGGCAAGGGTTTCCCGTTCTCCGACTGCCGTTGCGGTAGTATGTGTAGCCACTTTGGGCCTCCTTTACATTAAGATTGATTTTGCAAGAGTTCGATTGCCGCGCTCATGCTTCTTTCTTTATCAAAACGGTTCCGCAAATCGCGTTGCTTGCGACTTGCTGTTTGGGCTTTGGTCTTCGGAACGCCGGCTTTTGCGACTTTTGGTGCGGCCTTTACCTGCTTTTTTGCAATTACGGCTTTGTTATTCAACTTACTTAAAAGCCAACTATCGCGTAATGCACGGATTGCCCGGTGATCAGCCGCAAGCGCAATCTCTTGCTCGGTGTAGCCAAATTTTTTCGCATATTCGATAACTTGCACGCGCTCGTCATTGCGTACTTTGTCATCTTGCCATTCTGGAATTGCATCAAGCATTAGTTGCTTTTCGCTTTCCATATGCTTGCTGAAATTGTATTGCGCCTCTTTTGCGCGTTCCGCATTTATGCGTTCAATATCAGCGTTTGTATTTGCTAACTGCTCTTTGCGCTGTTGGTGCAAATAAATCGCATCGGCATATTCCTTCGGATCAAGTTCTTCCCGCAATCTGGCCCAATCCGGTTCTTGTTGGGTTTGGGCTTGTAGAATTTGGGCTATTTGCTGAGCGTTTTGCAAATAGGTGTCACGCGCTTCGCGTGCGTTTTGCAATTCACCCTCAAGCACTTTCCGTTCTTCGGC